ACCCCTGTGCGATATAAATCTCATTTTTCAACCTGTACCCATATCCAGTTTTTATGGTTATCCCCAGGGCCAGTTTGCCTAATGTCAGACCTGTAGTTTTTATATCCAAGCACGTTTGTTAGATCGTCAATCAACTCAGATTCATCTTTTATACTGACATCAGCGTGCCCATTCGTGCTGCCAGCATCGTAATTGTTGTCGTAATATGAGGCAGTTGGAATTTCTCCCTTACCACCATAGCCCATTTGAAAGCAAAGCCGCCCCCCTGTTTTAAGAACTCTATGGATATCAGCAAGTATTGCTAATCGTATTTCGTGAACACATATGTGTTGAAAGCATATAACAGCAAAAACAACATCATAAGATTCTGACTCAACTTGAGAAAGATTATCTCCGGATGTCGTGAATAGAAGTGAATCACGGATCCCATTATGCTCAAGATTTATTTTTGCTTTTTCAATATTTACACTTGATATGTCAATGCCATCAATACGCTGAAACCTCGTGGAAAACTTAACTAAATTTCTTCCAGGACCACAACCGTATTCGAGTGCTAAAAGTCCATTTGTTTCAAAATCTTTAAATAAATAGTTATCGTAGTCGCTCCAGTTATTGTGCGCATCATATGAACCAACAACTGGGTCTCTAAAATTTAAGGTCCACTGACTTGCATATCCGTCGTAGTACGAGTTCTGCATATCTAGATAGTCTTTTTTGTCTTTGCTCATTTATTGTTCTCCAAGTAATAGTTGAGGTCTTCTGGGGTCCCTATTCCCCACATTTTTGGCACTTCTTTAATTCGAATCTTTTTCTGGTCGTTTATTGCTTCATTGAACACTGGGCAAACATAAAACTCATTATTGGTTCTAATATTTTTTTCTATCATCTGGTTTGCATATTTGACATAATCTGAACCGTGTTTCCAGTAGTAAATGCCAACAGTGGCATTATCTGAGATTGGATTTTTTTCTGCTACCTCACTAACCAATCCGTCATCGCCAAGCTTCGCATAAGACCATTTCGGATGAGTTGCCTTGAACGTAAGGATTCCACCATCAACACCTTCTGCCCCAAATGCGTAAAGGCACTCATTGCTGTCCCAATCAACTATCTGGTCGGAGTTTGCCATAAGCAATGGCTCGTCGTTATCTATCAAGCCAGATGCAAGTAGAGTCGTACAAGCAGCGCCCTCTGTCATCCCGTCAACTAGGACAATGTCGCACCCTGGCTTAATTAATCCAAGAACTTGTTTGAGATTATATTTCTCATAATGTTCTTTTTGAACCAAGAAAATAAAGTGAGCATCAACATTAAGATTCTCAACAACCACCTGAATCATTGGCTTCCCATTGACTTCAATTAATGGTTTTGGAAATGTATATCCAGCCTGTGCAAATCTAGAGCCAGCGCCAGCCATCGGTATCAAAACGTTCATTTTTTCATTTCTCCATGCAACAGGTTTCTTGCCCCTGTTTTCTATTTCTTCAACAAAGCGCATTAATCGCTCTTTATTCAAATCGCTAGCATTCTTGATTGCGTGCAGGTTTGCTCCAGAACTTAGCGCACCCTCCCTGCCTATATGTGAATCTTCAATAATTATGGTATTTGCAGGGCTTGCGTCCGATGAAACCATGCATTGCCAATACATCTCCGGATGTGGCTTATGGTTCCTGACGTCTTCATTGCTCATGATGTAGCTGACATACTTTAGTACGCCGATTGCATCGAGCGCTGTGATAACGGTTTCCCTTATCGCGTTTGATGCAACAGCAATTTTCCACCCCTTTTCTTTGAGGGTTTGCATTATGTCTATAGCAACATAGTTTTTAGGAAAGCCAGAAAGTATTGTAAGGGTTGCTTTTTGTTTATCTTCCCATATCTGTTGATGAAAAGAACCGGAAAGTCCTTTCTCTTCGGTAAGCATTCTTAGCTTCGTTGTTGTTCCCAGGCCGTCATATTTGGAAAGATGTTCTTCTTGTGAAATAACGTATTTTGGGTCTACCCTACTCAGGGCAATATTCAAAGAATCAAAATGCACATCTCTTGACTCTATTAGTACACCGTCAAGGTCGAAAATAACAAGAAAATTATTTTTCATCTGGGTTTATCCCCGCATGTCTGTGCCACTTATTGTGGCGAACAATACTGTTTTTGTTGCACTTCATTACGTACTTGTCTCTAATACGAAGTGACCACTCAACATCCTCTGCTTCGTTCCATCCACGAGATTCGTCAAGCGGCTCTTCTAGCATTACGTGTTTTTTGACAATAAAGAATCCACCAGATATATACATATATTGAGTTTGTGACCAGTCGTCATAGTCAAGACTCCATGCCCTACCGTGTCCCGGCTTATCCCACAACGACCAGTCCATTGGGTTTCTTGCGCCATTTATAAGATACTGAGGGCAGGAACACACATCCCAGTCGGTTCCAAACTTTGTGAATTCTTCATACCAATCATCGTTAAAAACATGATAATCGTGCATTATCACTAAATTTTCATACTTGGCAGCCCGTGACAGAATGTTTTTTTTCTTAGTTATCCATAAAGGTTTTACTGATTCGTCAAAATCTAAAAAAATTACTTTTTCGTTTTGATGACTAAAATCTTTTCTTTCCCCACCAATAATTAATATTTCATAATGTGGAATTGACAAAGAAATTATATTTTCTATAATTTGCTCAAGGCGGGCAGTGTCCTGGTATCCAGTAACGATGCAGAAAGAAAAATTGATATCCACTTCTATTTACATTTCCATCTCTAATATTTCCCGCATTGTTGTTTCCCATTCAGGAGCCCTCGCTGACATAGAAAACTGTTCTAGAACTTCTCTGTTTACTATCATCTCGTCACGCCTAAGCCGATAATCCAGTAGGTCTGTTAGGTTTGCTTCCCATTCCGCATCGGTTCTTGCAATTCTCCCTATTCCTTGCGAAGCTAGGAGCTCATATTCAGGGAGGGCCGAGGCTACAAATGGCACTCCAGCAGCTGCGTACTCAAGGCCTTTGATAAAAGATTTTGCGTGGTTGAATTGAATGTTGTTTAATGGGATGATTCCTATATCTATTGGCAAAAGCAAACCAGGATATGAAAGGATTGGGACAAGCGGAGTAAGCCTTGTTACTTCGTCTGGCACTCCGAGTAATTCATTGGCTTTTGGCGCGTTTATTGTGTGCCCTGAATGATGAAACAACAAATTGTTTTTTTTAATAAAATCAGGGAAAAAATTTCTAAGCTGTTCCAGATCGTTTGACCTCCATGGAGTGGCCCCCACCCAACCCACGCGTACTTTTTTGTGAGGTCGCACTGACGGCTTTACCCTCCACCGCTCGAGATCTATGCCATTTCTAACCAGGAATACATTTTTTCTTATTTTTGAATAATAATTATATAAAAACTCAGTAGAACAGATTACAGCAAAAGCTTCCATTATGATTTGTTCGTATATGGCCCTGTTCTGGTCGGGGTTTTTTTCGGGATCTGTTGCATCGTAAGCCCTATTTGTCTTCTCTAGGCCAACGAACCAGTCGTCAATGTCTACTACGATTTTTTGCTTCATTTCTTTAGCTTTTAGAATATTGTCAAGCGCATCTTTATGCATTATCAATTTAAAAACAACAATGTCCCAGCCATGGACTGCCGTATTGTTTTCGGCGAGCATCCCAAATCCATGTTTTTCATTCCACCCAGGCATCCCGACAGCGCACTTCCAGCCGCGTTTGACAAGTTGATCACCGGGTAATTTACATCTATACCAAGCGCACCCATTCATCTGAAGCGGGTCCGTTCCCCAAGACCAATCCGTGGTTAGAAATCCTATGGATGGTTTTTGACGCTTTTTCATGAGTTGCCTTAAAGCCGGAAACGGATAGATACTGTAGATAGTGAAGGTAAATATAATCTACAATAAGTAATAACCGCGGTCAATCAATGGAGCTTTTGCAAAATGAGAGCAGGGAATCACAATTTTTATTTGGAGCAGGGCACTAATTTTACTAGAAACATTTACGTAGAGGCCCCAATAGCCAGCCCCACCACGGATGAACTTTACGAACCCTACAACCTTGTTGGGTTTAAAGCAAGAATGCAAGTTCGCAGAACAGTTGACGCTAGTACATTTTATCTTGAGTTGACTACCGAAAATGGCGCAATGGTCGTTGCTTCCGGAGTTGATCAAAACGATATAGCAATATCTGTTTCTGCTTCGGTAAGTGCTTCTCTCGAAAATAATGGCGTGTATGATTTGGAGATAGAAGCACCCAACGGAGAAGTTTCTCGAGTGCTCCAAGGGAACTTCTACGTATCTAAAGGAGTCACGCGGTGACCAACATTCCAAACAATGTAATTATTACGGAAGATTCCGCAAACAGGGTACTTGTCGATCAAGACGCTCCAAATCAGGTACTAGTACAGCTTGGTGGCGCTTCAGGGAATACACGCAGGCACGTTCATACTCAAAGTCAAGCATCAACTACGTGGGTTGTAAATCATAGCCTTGGCGGAAAGCCTTCAGTAACCATTGTGGACTCTGCGGATACGCATGTATTTGGTGAGGTACAATACAATAGCAACACTCAGATTACGGTGATTTTCTCTGCTGCGTTTTCTGGGTACGCGTATCTCACGTAAAGTAGAGGAAAAATGGCACAAAAATTTCTAACAAACATTGACCTAAATCAGAACCAAATTCTGAATGCCACTTTTGAAAAGTTGGCTACAGACCCAGCATCAGGCAATTTTGAAGGTCGTCTCATCTACAACACTGCGACTGACACCATCAAGGTGTACACGGGTGCTGCGTTTGTTTCCATTCCCCACACCATTGTTTCTGGTGGTGGCGCAGGAATTGCTGAAGCCCTTACGGTTTCTGAATCAAATGGAACAATTACTCTTACTCTCGCTGTTGCCGACACAGACAGCGCTGGTCTATTGCCAGCAGCGATGTGGCAAATGCTCACAGATGCAACACCAGATGCGACAAACAGCAAACTTGTTAAGCGTGACGCTAATGGAAATGCAAAAGTTGCCGACCCAACAGATAATGCCCACATTGCCACCAAAGGTTATGTAGACGCTGCTCGCCAAGGTCTTGATGTTAAGGCATCGGTAAGAGTTGCCTCCGTTGCTCCGGTGGCAATCGCCTCAGCTCTCGAAGCAGGAGACGTAATTGACGGCGTAACGCTTGTTGCTGGCGACAGAGTTCTCCTCAAAAACCAGAGTACGGCATCGGAGAACGGTATCTATGTAGCCGTTGCTTCTGGTGCGGCTTCTCGTGCGGATGACGCAAATACGTCAGCAAAAGTTACGACAGGAATGTTCACCTTTGTATCTGAAGGTACAGTAAACGGAGACAACGGTTTTGTTCTTACGACAAACGACGCGATTACTCTTGGAACAACAGGTTTAGATTTTGTTCAGTTTTCAGGTGCTGGTCAAGTAATTGCTGGTGCTGGTCTTACGAAGAGCGGAAACACGCTTGATGTTGTTGGGACAGCAGACCGCATTACTGTCAATGCCGATTCTGTGGACATTGCATCCACCTATGCTGGCCAGAACACCATCACTACGCTTGGAACAATCACCACTGGTACATGGGACGCAACAACCGTTGCGGTAACTGCTGGTGGTACAGGAGTTGAAACTTTTACTGATAACGGAATCGTTTATGGTGACGGAACAAATGCCCTTGATGTAACTGCTGCTGGAACGCAATATCAGGTTTTGCAGGCTGGCTCTGGTGGTGTGCCAGAGTTTGGAGCTTTGTCACTATCGTCGAGCGCTGCCGTAACTGGACAACTACCAATTGCAAATGGTGGAACTAGTGCCTCAACGGCCGTAGATGCCCGCATAAACCTTGGTACAAAAACCTCTGCTGGGGCCGCAACAACGTCTACTTCAGCCCTCGCACGCATTGCAAAACAGGCCTGCGCAGCGAGTGCTGCAGGTACATCTACAACCGTAGTCACGCACTTGTTTAACTCACTTGACGTTATTGTTCAGATTTATGAAGTCTCAAGTGGGGCAACGGTGATAGGCGACACGGTTCGCACAAATGCCGACACAGTAACGGTAACCCTTCTCGGAACAATCACAGCAGGCGACTACGTTATTGTAGTGACTGGTTAATTAAAGTTAAAAAGTAGTGTAATCTCGAGGGGTTACTCGAATCTAAAGAAACGATTGAGGTCGTGGCTCAGAAATTTATAGTTCCAATTACAATCAAGCAACTAGCATCAGCTGGTTCAGATGCATTGACTGTTTTTGTAGATCAAGAAGACGTTGCTAGAGTCAAAATAGATGCTGGCGGAAAAATTTCATGGAGCGACGGTTCTGCAAGTTCTGATACTAATCTTTTTAGAGCTGCTTCCGGGGCAATAGCAACGCCGGGTTACTTCTCTGCCAGTGGAGGCCTTCAAACTTCAGTCGTAAGCGCATCTCCAACCGTTTCTCTTCCCAACGGCGCACTCATTGTTGACAACAGCAGCAACTCTCTTTACTTTAGAGCGAACAATCAATGGATTGCTGCAGGGGCTGGGCAGGGGAACGCATCTCTCACTATTAGCGACACGCCGCCAGCTGAACCTTCATCTGGAGACCTTTGGTTTGAGTCTGACAGCGCAAAGACTTTTGTTTATTATGACTCGTTCTGGGTCGAAGTAGGAAGCAGCGGGTCAACTGACTCCCCTACTTCACTTGTCGGACTATCTGATGTTGCTTTTTCAACATTGGAAAATGGGGATTTCTTAAAATACAACAGTTCTGCATCTGTGTGGACGAATGACCCAATAAACCTTGGAACAGACACCGTCGGAAACTATGTGTCTGGTTTGCATGCTGGTAGCGGTATTGCTATCTCTCACACCCCTGGTGAAGGCTCAACTGCAAGTATTTCAATTGAATCGACTGAATGGACTTCATATACGCCAACTATTACAGCTGATGGGGGAGGGTTTTCTTTAGGCAACGGAGTGGTATCTGGCCGCTATAAACAAATTGGAAAAACTGTTTTCTTCTATGCGAAGCTCGTCTATGGTTCAACAACAAGCCCTGGAAGCGGTCACTGGAACTTCGGTCTTCCTGTAACTGCGCATAGCTCAAATTTTACCTTCTCTGCATCAATTCTTGATAGCGGAGTTGCTTGGTATGGCGGAATAGGAAATGGAAACTACACAGGGTCAACAACAAGTTTTGCAGTGAATGTAACTAGTCCAAGTGCTAGCACGGCTACTTGGGTGGTAGTCGGCAACGGTGGCCCATTCACATGGGGCGACGCAGATAACATCACTATTTCGGGAAGCTACGAGGCTGCATAATGGCTATTAATTTCCCAGATACGCCAACGCTTTACCAGACACATACGGTTTCCGGACGTTCTTGGCGCTACGACGGAGAAAAGTGGGTGCTTATTTATGCAAGTATAAATATTGATGGAGGTTTTGCTTCCTCTATCTATGGCGGCACTGAACCAATAGATGGAGGATTTGCCTAATGGCTTCACAAATTCAATTAAGACGTGACTCTGGTGCAAACTGGGCATCTGTAAACCCAGTCCTAGCTGAGGGTGAAATTGGAATCAACACAACCACCGACCAATTTAAAATTGGTGATGGGGCAACTGCTTGGAACTCTTTAGGGTACTCGTCAGCAAATATATCGCTAAATGATATTGGCGACGTAACAATCACAAGTGCCGCTAATGGTGATTTCTTGCGCTGGAATGGCAGTGCGTGGATTAACGATGCAGTAAACCTTTCAACCGACACAGTTGGCTCCTATGTTGAATCACTCGTTGCTGGTACTGGCGTATTCGTAACAAACAACTCCGGAGAGGCTGCAACTCCAACTATTGCCATTGGTCAGGATGTATCTTCATCCGTAAGCCCTACGTTTGCTGGACTAAATCTAAATGGAAACATCACCTTTGAAGGCACAACCGCTAACGATTTTGAAACAATAATAGCCGTTACTGACCCAACAGGTGACCGAGTAATCGTTTTCCCTGACTTAACAGGAACCGTCGTTACAACTGGCGATACTGGAACAGTAACAAGCTTGATGATTGCCGATAGCACAATCGTTGATGGCGATATCAATACTGCTGCCGCTATTGCTCATTCGAAACTAGCAAACGCTACCGCTGGTCAGGTATTGCTCGGAACCACGACTACTGGTGTAGTTACGGCGACAACTATCTCTGGAGATATAACAATCGATGGCGCTGGTGTTGCTTCAATTGCTGCCAATTCAGTCGCTCTTGGAACAGATACAACTGGTAACTATGTGTCGGGCGTTTCGCAGGGAACTGGCGTAACAGTTACACACACTCCTGGCGAAGGTTCAACTGCGACAATCGCTATAGGTCAAGACGTCGCTACAAGTGCGAGCGTATCTTTCGCTAAAGTTACAACAACTGGAGACGGAGTAGTCGGCGGAGACCTAACGGTAAATGGAACAACAACGACTCTAAACACTGAAAATCTGCTTGTAGAAGACAACATAATTGTACTTAATTCAAACGTCAGTGGTTCCCCATCGGTAAATGCTGGAATCGAGATTGAGCGTGGAGACTCAACAAATGTTGTATTGCGCTGGAATGAGTCATCGGATAGCTGGGAAATCACGGAAGACGGCTCTGTCTATAAAAACATCTCCACTGGGCAGGACGTAGAAACAACAGCTAGCGTTAGTTTTGCCGCAGTAACAGCATCAACTTTTACTGGACCCCTGGTAGGAAATGCAAGTACTGCATCCGCGCTTCAAACCGCACGGACAGTATCTCTTACTGGAGATGTGACTGGCTCTGTATCGTTTAGCGGTTCAGCAGATGTGTCGATAACTGCAACAATCGCAGAAAACTCGGTAGCCTTGGGTACGGATACCACTGGTAACTACATGTCAGACCTCA